AAGAACACCAGTATGCAACTTGTAACGCTTGGTTTCACCGTTCTGCACATAAATGCCATTCACGATGTTACCGAGTGCGTCAACAATAATGTTGTCGCTGCCACGCAAAAGCTCTGCATGTATGCCGCCATTCAACTCATCCAAGATTTCATCAAGGTGAGCTGCGACAAATTGCTCGATGATACCACCAAAATATATGTTGTCCTCTACAAACAAGCCAGCATCGCCATGCAAGGTGATGGGTTGTATGGCACCGTCGCTTGTCTTTTCGTATGCTTCTATAGCCTCGATGTTGCCGATTGCCACCTTGATGTTCCACGGTTTAATCTGCCAATCGTTAACACCCGTCAAGAACAACACCCTTGGTGCAATACCTACTGCGGTGATATACATGGAACTCTGGCGTTCTTTCTTAGTGTCATCGGTGTTACCGTAAACTGCGAATTTCATCAATGGGCAAGGGTGCTCGGTGACTACGTTTCCTTGGTTGTCGGTCTGCAAGGAATAGCGGAATGAACACTCGCCTTTGTTGTTTGTCAATATCTGTTCAACCTTGAAATAGCTTGCAAAGAAACCAGATTCAAGACGGAAACCATTATTGTCCTGACCTTCATTACCAGCGTTGTCAAAATCCTTGGCAACAGTATTGTAAAGACCACGGCAAATATCACCTTCGGCAATCGTAGCCCATTCATCACCTTCAAGTTTCAAGGTGGCGATTTGGCTTTCTTCGTCAACGGTCAATATCTCACCATGACCGATGGAACGGATTGCCTCGCCCTCTTCGGCACGGATTCTGTTGAACACCAATTCAGCGGCACGGATTGCACCACGGACATAGATTTCCTCAAACTCGCCACGGCCATCGTCGCCGATGTGCGCTCCAGAACCGAGCCACCCGGGAATAAACTCGCCAATATTGACACCACCCTTCGCCTTGATGAGCGATAAGGTTGTCAATATATCATTGAAAGTGATCTTCCCGTTGGCGGTGTCGTCGTGAATCTTTGAAAGGAACATCTTACCGCCTTCGGTGAGCAACAGCTCGTATAACATTGCGGTATTGGCCCCTCCTCCAGTGCTGTATGCGCTTCCGTTGTATATCCTATCAACGGCTGTTGTAAGACGATGCAACGTGCTCTGCTGCACATCGTCATTGAGAACGATGTCAACCTTGGGCGTCAGCCCTTCTCCCATTGAAATCGTCACCTGCTGGATGGTGATGTCAATTCTCGGAAGCGGGTCGCCATCCCTTTCAGGAACACCGTGAAAAAGGAATTTCAGCCCTGCGTAAAGCCTGGAGAACACGCTTTTCTCAGGAGTTCCAGCTTTGACCATGTTATCGTGCTGTCGCTGGAGGTAGATGTCGTCGATGCTCGGCTGGTAGGTGAATTTCGTCTCGCAGTTGTCGGCAAGGTAGTCCGTTGCAGCCATGAGCAGGCGGGCTTCGGCGGCCTCAACGTATGCGTCAGGCATACTGATTCCGAGCAACACAAAGAAGTCCCCCGCCGCAATCGGGTCGGTGGCACTTGGGTAATAGGTATTCAAGTTGCTGTCCTGCGTGCGGTTTAGGGTAAGCAGGTAACCCTTGACACCGTTGACGACTGACGGAATGATGTTTTTGCCAATCTCAAACTCCCTGCCTACACACCTTCCGCTGCGCATAGCCATGACAGGCGTATCTCCAGTGAACGTGGCGGTAAGTTCAAAGCCCATATCCTTGATGAACACATGGAACGAGCTGTTCACTGCTGAATAGTCATCGAGATTTCTCCAGTTGTACTCAGGATCATAATCATCCGTCGGGTAAAGCCTTGACCTGCCGACCTGGTAGGTCAGTACATGGCTCTTGCTTTGGATGTCGTCAAGCACAGGGGCAAACGTGACAACAATGTCGCAACGTGAATCCACGGTGATGCTCGGCACCTGCTCATTCGGTGTGTTGACAGAATCTGGCAATGCAGGCAGTGACATCTCGTGGATAGCCGTGTCCGAAACGGTGATGATTCTTGAATTGTATTCACCTATCTGCGTCCTCACACCACCGATTTTCTGCCATATCCTGAGTATATAACCGACACCGACCGACCCGCTGTTGAGGGTGAATCCGAATACGACTGCGCTTTGGGACGGACCTGTCGGGGTCATCATGTACCTGCCAGGAGCAACGTCCTTAACCGTGAATAACTCGGTTTCTTCGCCTATATAGGATATAGCGCCGTAGTCATCATCAAGATAGATGAGCTTCTTCTGGCCGATGACAGCGGGGAATGACAGCCCATTGGGTGTTTCCACGTTTTCTGGATTGATGCCATCGCCTTTGTTTGCGTCATCGATCAGCGTCGAGCCGTCAAGGTAGCCGACAGCAAGCAGGCTATCAACGCGCTCTGCGTCTGGGTGGACACTTATTCCCTGGAATGAGCCATTGCCTGTGTTCCCGTCCATATCCTCGACACCAGCGGCACGGAGTTCACCGTATGTCATCCCCTCAATGGTGGGATAGATTTCCGGCAACTCGCTGTTGCTCCCGTCCCATCGCGCGCAATCCTCACGCACACCCTCTGCGCAACTGTGCGCATCATCGTTCTTGTCGATGTATGAGTCGTTGGTGTCGCCCTGCACAGCACGCAGGTAACCACCCCTCGCGTTGTTTCTCGACCACTTGGTCGGGCCTTTTGCGTCTGCCGTGTCGTTTCTGTCGCCTTCTGGCAGAAACGTGCCAGGCAGTTGCAGGTTGGTCGGGAAAAGCGATTGAGTCAAGTCTGGATTGCTGTCACCGCCATATTTCTTGTTATAATACCGATAAGGCAGGTTCTTTGTGGAACCCATCGCACGGAGCCTTGTCACGATTTTCTGCTGGCTGTTGGCGATTCGCTTGATCTGGAAAAGACCAAGACCGGGGTTCTCTGTTGTCGGGTAGCCGTGACCATATCCAAACACGAATGTATCTTCTTCGGTGTCACCTGTGAGATAATCAAGCGTGAAACCTATGCGTATGGTCCTTCCCTTGATGCTGTAACTAAGGTCAAATGTGTTCTGCACCTCCGCAAGCGCAGCGGCGACGGTCGTGTTGTCAAATGACAGCATCTTGTCATCCGTATGCGTGACAAGCAGGACATTCCCAGAAGAAGTGGTGTAGGTGGTCTCGGTATCGACAAGGACTTTCCATCCGAGAGTGGGGAACATCCTGTCGAGGTTGGCCTGCATCTTGGCCGCCAATGCGCATACAGGGGTCAAAGTCACAGTCCTTCCGTCTATAACCACGCTTGTTTCGCCGCAGAACAACTGGAAGCGTGCGCTCCCAGTGTAGTTTGTTCCAAGCGCGGCTATATAGTCGCCCGTAGTCGGCGTGATGTCAAGCATGATGCAACGGGTAAGCTCTTCCTGCGGACTGTCAAACTTGATGTTGTCGTATGTATAGGCGTCGCCTATCTCACCACTTCTGCCCTTCTGTGTGACCGAAGGGACGTAATTGAGGGTGAAGGTGTCGCCACGGAACTCGCACCAGTCGCCGACAGCCCAGTCGATCGGTTTCTCTGACGTGACGGTTAGGGTGATGAACTGTTCGCCCATCATCGAGTCCTGGAACTTCCACTTGTTGGCAACTGCCCTAACATCGTTCTTGTTGCCACCAGCCTTGTATATCTTGAGCTCTATTCGTTCCATACCAAACCAGTCACGTTATCGCCGTTCTTACTCAGTGTGACCTCGGTTGTGGGGTCATACACGTTGAATTTCACCTTGAAGCGGGCAACCTTGTCGTTGTCGAAGTCCGAACGGTAGTAAAGCTCGTTGTCTATCTCACTGACAACAACATCTTTCCTGCCCATCTGGACATGCTCGTCGTAGATGGCAAGTCTGCCACTCTGCACCTCGTTGCGCGGGTCGGCTTTCGCCCTGCCCGTGATGAAGTCAATGAAGGCAACGAGGTCTTCACGCATGGACTCCTCTGTGCCGACATAGATGAACTCCACGTCGATGTCGTAGCTCTTTGCGGGGAGGCCGCCTTCGGGTATATACACGTCAAGACCATCCTCGCCAGCCCAGTCACGGG